AATGGTCTGGCTTCTTCTCCTGCCATATCTATCAATAAAGCTCTGATCTCCTATTTTTTCGCACTTAATCTCTTTTATTATGGTTCTGTATGAGATATCTCCAACAGAAGAATCTATAATGGTTTTGTCCAATTCGTCTTCATCTTCTACTTCCGGGAATACCTCTATCGGATAATCTTCCAGCCACTCTTCCAGCCTCTCTGGATTTCTATAATCCGAGATCGCTTTAATCTCTTCTTCATAATCGCCATGGTTTAGAACTATATAAGGCATTTTATAATAAGTTGCTCCGGGTACAAAATCCGTTATATAAAATGTTATGCTTCCTCCACTACCCCATTCCCCATCTTCATAGACGTGTATTTCGTTACATCCTTCTGTCCTTCCGAGCCTTATTCCTATTCTGGTTACTGTCGTTCCATCTGGAATAGTTCCAAGAGTAATAGTTTTTTCAGCAGAAATCGGAGAAACAATTTCATCATCACTCGGCAATATCATCTGCCCTGTTATTAACTCTACCTCTTCTCCGAAGCCCATTCCCAATTGATTTTGTCCAATTGCCACTACCTTATAAATATCATTTGGTTTTAAATACAGACCAAATCCTTCCCCTAGAAATCCACCTCCTAATATCTTTTCGTAAATGCCTAATTCGTATCCCCCTCCCTCTTTATGTAAAGAATCTCTATATAAATCTCCTCTCCAAAGGAAACCTATTAATACCCCATTGGGAGCATGAATTCCTTCAATATCAAGCTCTCCTTCAAAGCCATCAAATCGATATTGAGAAGCTCCAAATAAATCCCCTGCATATTCCTTAATTAACCTGAATCCTCTCTTGGTTACGATATTAGCTCCCTTATCAGTCAGCTCTCCATTCCCTTTGGCTTCCTGTGCTCCCACCTCTGTGCATTCATAGGTTATCATAGTTGGCACATTCTTCATCCATTCTCCATAATACTTTATTTCTTCTATATAACAGATTGCTCTAAACCACCAGATTCGATTTTCTTCTGTAATATATAATTCATAACTTCTTAAGGTATATTCTCCATATTCATATCCATCAGGATTTGTGGTCTCCTCTAATATTTCTACTCCTACTGCTTCTTCTTCTGGCTCTGCATCCTGTATGATATATTCAAATCCCCTTATTTTAATTCCGCTTGCCATTCCGTTTCTCCTATCAGCTTACGATTTCGCCTCTTAATAATGTTCTTACAAAAGGTCTTACCTTCTCTGCACTTATCGTTTTTACTGGTGCTATGGCAAATGATTTCCATTCTCCATATCCTATCCCTGCATCATTTTCTCCTCTGGTTCTAAAATAATATTTCCCATAACTTAAACCTGTTATTGTTTTACTATATGTCGTAACCGTTTGGGATGTCGAGACCATGGTATAAGTTACTTCTCCATCTATTCCTTTTTTCCATTCGAACCCTACACTATTTATCCACCAACCCCTGTCTTCTAAAGTTCCATATAATGTTGCTCTGTCCTTCAGTAAATTTGTAGCCTCTTGTGTTGATAAAGTGGGAATAGATAAAGTGACTCTTACTACCAACCTTGGGTCATAACTCGAGCCATTATTAGTATAATATGAGACTCTTTCTTCATCGCTTGCTTGTACCGGTGCGATCCCTGCAATATCTCTCGAGCTTCTCAGTATAAATTTTGGCTTCTCTCCCGCTGCCATTATCCATCCTCTACCTGCTTCATTAAGTTCCAAGGGAGTATAGCTTCCTATCACCAAATCTGATGCCTTAATAGACCCACCATTCCCTTCATATTTACTTCTATCATAGTCACTTATCACTACAGGCTCTTGTGGGTAGTCTGGCATCCCATTCTGTAAAATTACATCAAAATCTATTACTATTGTTACTTGAGCATATCTTTTTAATAAAATGGCCGCATATTCGATTGGTGCTCCAATCGAATAGTTGTTTAATACGAATAATAAACTTCCTCTATATATAAAATAATCATGGTCCCAATAAGGTTGGTCATAAGTATCGTATTGTCCTATAGCAGTCCCGACAAGAGTTCCAGGATTATATCCTGTATTGTCTTCCTCTGCATCTCTCGCTTCCGCGTAATTAGTAGCCCACTCATATCGTAGCATGCCTTGATGCCCTAAAAATCTTTTAGCATAATAAGTAAATTCTTTATAGGCCACTTTTATTCCTCCTCTGCTAACGTTCTAAAATAAACCCACGGAGACCTTTTTTTATCACCTGCTAAATTCTCTCCATAGGCACAGAATTTGTATTCAGTATCTGGAATCAGTCCTGTTATAATATGGGTATAATAACCTATGGTCGAACCATGCACATGCCAGTCCTGTTCTGCTTCTGCCCCTGTTTGCCATTTGAATCCTTTGACGGTTAAGGTACTCCCACCATTATCAATTATTGCTCCCCTTAATTCCCCTGAATTCATTCCCAAATCATAAACCGCAGTATAGGCGATTACTGCCAGGCACATCCTTTTCATTTCTCTTTTTTCGCCAATAATAATGAAATGATTATAAAGCTCATCAAGCCTTTCCTCTGTCTTTTTAATAAGATATTCTGTATCATCAATCCTCTTTATCGTAGTGCTTAATAAAGGGAGTCTCTTAAAACATGGCTTCCCTTCTCCATTAATGTAGAAACGATATATGATTGTTTCGGTTAACATATTTATTGCAGTAATATAATTAGTTCCTGAACTAAACCAAGATCTTTGTACGGTTTTCCCGGTGGGAGTGCATAAATTTGAATTTATTAACCATAAAAACTTTTCCGATAAATTCAATATTCCTGCTTCCGCTAAAAGGTCAGCAACTAGATTCTCAACCTTCTGGGCCGTATAGTAATATACCCACAAGCAACCGATTCCATCAAAATCGGGGACACTGGGGATCAGGAATACTAATTTGTTGGTAGTCCAATCATAAGTCCATTCGCTATTAAGAGTAATTTCCTTAAAGTCTTTTCTCGTTCCTGTCTTATCTAAAAAAGTTCGGTATATTCCGGTGCAATCGCCTGGCATATCATATTTTTTTTTATCGGCTGCTACATTATATTTCTTGCACTTGCCCCACCATAGTTTTTTTAGATAGGTTTCGGATAGATAAGCGATATAATCTCTACCGGTTATATTGCACATTTCCCCTTCTTCGCTATAATGCGTATCTGGTTTATCAATTATTCCATATACCCAACTCCAGTAATAATCCTCATAATAATATCCTTCTTGATAAGTATATTCGATATATAATTCAGGTCTATAAGTTGGATATGATGTGTTATCAGAATCTATAAAGACTACAACTTGATAAGTGTATCCATCTCCTTCTGGTATTTTATACTCATTTATATCATCACTACTCCTTATACAAAATTTTGTCATCCCACCTGCATTTATCCAGCTTCTACCAACTTCATTTAATTCGATTTCAGTATAACCTACTGAAGGGAATATCATATCCGAAGTATTAATACTCCCACCATTCCCGCTATATTTTGATCTATCAAAATCAGAAAGAATTAATGGTTCATGTGGATAATCCGGTTGCCCATTTTGGATTACAATATCAAAATTTCTACCACTATAAACATTCCCAGGATATGTTCTTATTTTTACTACTGCTTTAGTAATAATTGCACCTTTGGGTAACATGGAAGTATCGAAATATAGATATCCTCTCCTTATATAATAATAGGGAGATACCGCTTTTGATTGCCCTAAATTAATAGATGAATTGATAGGCAAGGGTGCATATATTGAATCACCTTCCACACTCGCATTTATATCATAATAATTATATCCAGCAATTTGAATTTGCCCATCTTGAATATTCCCCAAAGCATCAATAGAAGCAGATTTTATATCTGGATAACCTTTACTTATCCCCAGATACAGTCTTATCTTCCTTCCTTCTTTGATATAATCATAACAACTTGCTCCAGGGTCATAAAAGGAATAACGGTCTTTGGTATTGAGAAGGCTTATATTAAAAGAAATCGCACAAGTATTCTGAAAGATGTTAGTTATATTCGATTGAATATTAAAATTAGTCACATCCTGCAATTCGACAAAATTCCCCAGTCCATCTTTATCAACTTCGGCTTTTCCTAAAATCATATTCGCTTTATTCTCAAAATTACTAATTGTTAAACTTTTTAAATCCTGCAATTTTACACCTCAATTAAACTAAAAGTTATATCGAAGCCCTCTGCTGTTCCTATTATTGGAATTTTAGGTATTGTTTCGGGGATAATCCTTACTGTATAATTGTCTTCTCCGATTATCAAATTTAAATCATATAGTTTGCTATTCCTTACTTCATTCATTAGATCATCCCAAACTCCGTCGGTAACATAAGTCAACTTTATGGTAAAAAGATATTTATCTTCTCTGGCATATTGCACCCTTTTAGCTCCGCTTGGAGTAGTATGGACTGTTCCATGCAATTGATAGCCGTAATCAATTACTGCATATTGAAAAGGTGTCTCATAGTCTAATAAACCCAACTTGATATCCATATCTTACCCCCTTACCAACTGGATATTATGAGCCCTGAATTGGTCAAATATTTCTTCAAATAATAATTTCCCTGCATTCTTAATAACTCCCTCATCCAGTTTATTCGCGGTTATCTTGAATGCCCCTTCTTGAATAGTTATATTAATTTGATTACTTTTTGGAATTTCACCTTCGGAAACTATCTCCCTATCTTTTAAGACTGCTATTCCTTCTCCACCGGGAATTGTGGTCTTTACCATACCGCCTGTATGAAGTTTTATTAAGGTCACTCCTTCATCCTTCATTGCCTGACTGATTATATTCCCTGTTTGTAATCCTATGGTATTCCCTTCGGCATCTACTATTTTATAAAGATTTGATGGTTTTGTTTTAGCGGCAGAGGCTGCCACTTCTTCATTTACATCTTTTATTACCTCTGCTGTCCTTTTAGCTTCTGCTTCCCAGAAGGCATAAAAATCTTCCCATGAATCGGTTGCCTTCACTGCCAATTGGATATAATCTTCTCCGACATCTTCGGCATAAATCTTTATTGCATCTGAGGCCTTTCCTGCTTTTTCTTCAACCCCTTCTAATGCAGTTCCTAATCCTTCACTCTCCTCTGTTAAAAGTTCTGTCGCTATCACAGCTTCTTCCTCTGTGATCGCTAAATCATCTATTGATTCATTAACGGCATCTACTGACTCTTTTAGGGTATCTGTTTCTTCTATAATTTCGGTAGTCTTTTCTTTATATATTCCCAGCTTCTCTGCTACCCACTTGAAAGCATCTCCCAGCCATTTTACCTTTTCTCCTATCCAGTCAATAGTTCTGCTTATGAAGGCTGTAACCTTATCCCAATTCTGATATAATAATATGATTGCTGCAATTATTGCCGTTATTCCGATTATCCACCAAGTCAAAGGATTGGCCAATAAGGCAGCAGTAAAAGCCCATGCACTTTTAACACTAGCTAATATAGCAGGGATAAAATTACCATGTAGAACTTTACTGAGTAGGCCTGAACCAAGCGAAACCAATTTCATAGCAGGCCCAACTAAGTATAGGGCAGGGGCAAATTTGGCGGCTTGTTCTACTGTGCCTGCAAATTTAAATCCCAATTCTGAAACAACATGTTGTAATTTCTGTATCGGGGTATAGGATTTGGCATGGATATCAGCATTCCTCTGGATGACTTCTGAACTGCTTTCTACTTCTGCACTATATGACTTAAAGGTCTCTTCACTTATTCCGAGAGTCTCCAGTAAGACATCCATACTTCCATCAGCTGCTATAACTGCCTGCATAAATTCCGTCCGGGCAGTTCGAGCACTCATACCAAATTGCTTTTCAAGTATACCCAGAATGGCGGCACTCTGATTTACATCCATATTCATCTCTCGTAAATCTGGTCCACATTTATCGAGAAACATCAGGAATTCGCCAATCTTGCCACTGGTATTTTCAGTAACATACCCAAAGGCAGCCAGAGCTTCCTTCTCATTTCCCAAATCAATACCCATTCCTCGTAAAGCTGTTCCTGCCTTACCCAACTGAACGGCATTCTCTCCAGTCGCATCCCCGACTGTATCCCAGAATGTGGCATAATCTTTCAAAGAATCGGCGCTATCCAGTCCTGCCTGTTTACCCAACTCCATTAAATCTAATACATCTTTCAAGGGAAAGGTAACATTGGCGGCTTCGATAGCTAAAGCCCTGAATGCTTTTTCATTCATTCCTATCGCGGCTGCTATCTGCCTCGATTTCTCCAGCATAGGGGCTTGTTTTCTGGCAAACATTTCAATAGCAGTAGCCGCCCCAGCAGTCGCTAACCCTACTTTTTTCCAGTTAGCTTCCATAAAAGAAGTAACCCCACCAGTGTCCCCTTTTATCTTTTTCATTACGGGAGAAATCTGATCAACTCCCTTAACGATGATTTCCATTATTCCTGCCAACTATTTATTCACCTTCTCCCTTGCCATTCTTCTTGCTTCTGCATATTTATCTCTATCTTCTCCTATATTATCTCCTTTTGTCTTACTATAATATTCTGCATAGGCCAATTCAATAAACAGTTTTTGAGCAATAGTAAGATCTTGGAATCTATTAACAAATCGTATTCCCGAAATATGAAAAGCAATTATCTCCTGTCCCTCATCGCTCTCAGCGAAAAAATTGTAGAGACTTCAACTGCTCCTCTCCGATCCCACTAATTTTGAATATCTCTTCAGCAATCTTTTCAATTACACCTGGTGGGGAAATCTGCCTTAATTCTTGTTCAGTCAATCCTTCTTCAACTATGCCATACGTACAGGTCAATATGTTCTTCTCAAAGTCCCCTTTTTGAAGTAACTCTAAATCAAGATTAAACTTTATCGTGTCTTTAGTCTTTTCCTTATCTACCTCTCCTTTTTTATTAAATACTGGAGTAAATTCGGTTTTAGCCGATTTCATTGCCCTGGCACTAATTATTGCCCATTGTTCTTCGGTTAGAGGTCTAATTTCTATTTCCCCACCAAGCTCCTTAATCAATATCTTTTTAGTATATTCCTTCCCCTTGAGTATCCGCTCTTTAATTGATATTTTGTTTTCCATAAATTTTTAACTCCTTTAAAAATGCCTCAAATTGATAAAATTTCATATCTATTTGAGGCTTCTTTAGACTTTAATAGGTAACCACCATTAAGATATAATACCTTCATCCATATCATTATTTTTGTTTTCCAAAGTCACCAGCAATTCGGCTTGTATTTTAGTTATCTTATCGGCAAGGGTAATTTCATCTATCAATGCTATGCCACTAAAGGCCTGCACAATTTCAGCCCTTCCTGATGGTGGGGTTTTTATATCAGCATACATTAATTTCGGGAAATTCAATTCCATGCTACCATCTACACCTGAATCAATAGTAACAACCATCGCCTCTGTAGTACTCCCGTCTTTACTTACTCCACCTGTCGCACCCCAGAATTTAGCATATTCGGTAGAATCCTCAAACCATAAGTTGCCTTTTATATCAATATTTCTTGCTCCTACTGGTATCCGACAAGGATGTCTCGATCCTATTCCTTTCCCCGGTCCCGCATCAGCTCCATTAGTAATGGCTATAGTCATTCCTTTTATCTTGCAATTATAAGGGACTGTAGGGTTGCTTCCTAATGCAAGAGTAGCATCTATAAAAGATAGATTATGCTCATTGAATAATATTAAATCTGCTATTTCTTTTAGTGCCCCTTTGGTATCTCTTGCCCCGATATTATCCAATGTGGCAAATATGAAATTATCTTCTATACTTAATTCCAGTCCATTCATTACGCATCCCCTAAAGATATGTTCGAAATTATCCTTTCCCAATCTCACCGTATAAGAAGGTAATACCATATCTTCTGATGGATATATTTCGTGAGTATGAGTCCCAACTCCCTCAGTAAATTTATAACTGCCTAATACCCATTTCAGGAAATATCCGATAGATCGGATATCGATAGGATAGATAATACTTCCTGCTGGCACATAATAACCTGGCCTGATTATCTTCCTTCCCCTGCTCATCCCACCTTCAAAATGTAAGTTAGGATCAGAAGGCACGTCGAGCGATGCCGAAGCAATATCAATGTGAAATACTGCCTCTGGTGCACTCTCAGGATTGAAGCTAAATTCTTCCGCAAATCCAGCGTATCTACGTGGTTCGGTCATTTAAATCATCTCCTTTCTTTTATTATAATTTTATCATTCTCTTATACAGAAGGTTACCACCGCAGTATATATCGCACTATAAAAATTACCATTAACAAATGTAGGATTCGAACAATCAAATGATTTGCTTCTGATATCCTGAAAGAAAGTCCCATGTCCAAACCCCAGAGTCCTATCTTTCAATAATATCCTTTTTGCCCTCGCTACAATATCGTTCGCTTCTTTATAACCTTCTTCTGTATTAGTATTATAGGCAACACTTATTATCTGTATGTCCAGTTCCCATCTCTCTACAATAGTATGTAATGCCCCTGGCATAGGAATTGCTATTCCTGAAAATATCCAGACAGCAGGGGTCTTCGGCTTCTGGGTTGTCCTATCTCCTCTTACTATTATCTTTATATCTTGTAATAATTCCCCATCCTGAATGGCATTCTCTAACTTAGTTTGGATAGCACTCAGTATCTCGTCTATTGCCTCATTAAAATATTTCTCTTCCATATCAAGCCCCTTTTTCTGTCTCTCTCAATGCCCGGGCAATGAATTCATCAGTCCTATTTTCTCCTCTTTTCATTGCCCTTTCGTGATAAGGATTAGGATGCATACCTTTTACCACTGCCCTCTTGGTGAATATCTCCTTACCCTGCCAGATAAAATGCAAACACTTTTTCTTAACCGGCTCAATAACGATTTCTTGCCTTAATGGCCCGTAAATCCCGGTTCCATAGGCTACATACGGAGCATATTTTACCCCACTTTTTAAATGAGATTCAAAATCTCCCCTCTTTTCTAATTGCCAACTCCCTGCTAATCTCCCATGGTTCACAGGTGATTCTTTTCTCATTCCTGCCCATACTTCTAAAACTAAATACAAAAAGGCCTTCTTCCCTGCCTCTATGGGGATCTCCATTATCTTTTCAATTTGTTTAGGATCTATCTCAACGCTAATCATTATTAGGACTCTCCACTCTCATAAACCTAAAACTTGGCTTCGCCCAATATTGCCTCAATTCCTTCTTCAATGGGTCAGTCAATACCTCATCCTTCAATAGCTTAGCATCCAAC